CGGGCACGGTCCACCACGGCCAGCGACATCTTGTCGGTGGCATCCAGGTTGGCCACCGCCGTGGCATCGCCGCCGAACAGGTGCTGGTTGGGCGTGGGCGCCGTCAGCGGGTTCTTGGCACGGCCCTGGTAGCCCAGCGGCAGAATGAAGTTGGCATTGACGCCGCGCGAGCCCGACAGGTAGGTGAAGGTCAGTTCATCCTGGAAGCGGCCCCACCAGTTGGCCTGCTGCTGCTTGGCGCGCATGCGCAAATCGTGCAGCGTGCGCTTGCGCGACATGCGGCCGCCCGTGTTGACGCCGCCGCGCGCCTGGTCGATGTACAACTCATCGGTGTAGAAACGCTGCCCCTCTTCCTTGCCCTCCAGCACATCGTCGCCCTCGACGGGCGCCATGCGCAGCTCGGCCAGCAGGTCATAGCTGACCAGGTCGCCGGCTTCGGACTCCAGATCCGTCAGCAGTTGGATTGGCGTCTTGGCGCCCTGGCCCACGGCCGCGAAGCGCTTGCCGAAGTACGAGGCTTGAGAGACATCGAGAGCCAGGTCGCCGGAAAAGCGCTTGACCGCGCGGGGGCTGTTCACGCCCACCACTGTTTTGCCCATAGGAGTGCTCCTGTGTGGTAGCGAGCACTCCAGCGCCCCGGTTGAAAAATGGTTCAGCCCTCAAGATGGCAGGCTTGGTACGGGCCGCGAGGACGCCGCGATCTTGCGAACGCAGGTTTCCGGCGCCGCCGCGATCACCATGCGTGCGGCCTGCCCCTTCTTGTATTCCAGCTGGATGCGCACGCCGCCCACCTCCAGCACATCGCCCGTGCGCAGCTCCATGAAGATGCGGCGCATGTCGGGCGCCGATGCAGTTGTCTGTGCCATGGGCTCCTTCACAGCGAACGCAGGTACTGCGCGCGCCTGTCTTCGGACAGGCGGCCCAGCGCGCGCTCGTAGTCCAGGCCGGTGAGCTTGTCCAGTTCGGCGAACTCGTCGCTCACAGGGTCCGCATCGCCCGCGCCGCCAGGCACGTCGGCCAGATTGGTGACCACCGCCGAGGCGTCAGGCTTGCGTCGCACGTCCGCCGGCTTCTTGGTAGTGGCAATACCATGCAGAGCCACCACGCGGCGGTGCCCCTCTTCCAGGAACCAGCGCATGGGCTTGTGCTCATTGCCGGGCGCCGCGCCCAGCGCGCGCACCATGGCGTCCAGATCCGCCTGCTTGGCCGCGTCCTTGCGGTAGTCCACGATGCCCAGCTCTGCGCTCTGGGCCGCCTCCTCGAAGAAGCCGTTGATGGTGGCGGTCCAGGCTTGGTGGGTGGACTGCTGCTGCATCTCGGCCGACACCGTGGCGCGCGTCTTCATGTCGCGCAGCTGGTCGCGCTCGTCCTGCAGGCGGTCCAGCTCCGCGTCCAGCTCGGCCTGCTCCAGCTCGCCCTCGTTGAATTTGGCGCGGGCGGCGGCCACGGCGTCCTTGTTGGCCTTCACCTGGGCGTCGTAGTCGGCGGGCAGTTCCGCGCGATAGCCGCCGGCCTGCGGGGCAGCCTGCGGATTCGGTGCGGGCGCGTCGGTCGGATGCGTGGCATCCGTGGGTTCTGCGGGATCACCAGCAGGTGCTGCAGCCGACGTTGCAGCTGTGTCCGTTGGGTCGGTGGGCGTGCTGGGTTCCGCCTTGCCCTTGCCAGCGTCGTCCTGGTCGTCGTCGTCCTCGTGTTCTGCATCGAGCGCACCACGGCCCAGCGCCGCCAGCGCTGCCGCGTTGTCGGCGTCAGGGTCGTACTTGTCGCCGTCGTCTTCCATGGCCGCGCGCTCGGCGTCGGACAGGAGGCGCAGGTGGTCGTCGTTCAAGCTCATGTGTGCGTCCTTTCGTGGTTTGGATCACGGCAGGGTGGCAGGCTTGGTACGAGCTGGGCAGATAGGCTTCAACCCAGCTATTATTGAAAGAGCACAGACCTTCTACAACGGATTTCAAATGCTAGACAGACTTCTGGTAAAAAATTTCAAGTCTTGGTCCACCTTGGACATCGAGTTCAAAACTGTTACTGGGCTGTTCGGGACAAATAGTTCTGGGAAAAGCAGTATTCTTCAATTTTTGCTTCTACTCAAGCAAACTAAAAATGCAACAGATCGAGGCCTTACGTTAGACTTTGGCGGACCAGACCAATTCGTTAACCTTGGTAGTTTTAGCGATGTTATAAATCTCCACAATAATAACTGCAAGCTGGAATGGAAATTAAGATGGAAACTACCTAAGGAACTTCTAATAGCAGATCCAAGTGGAAAAAGAACAGATATTCTTTTCCGCAGCACCAAAATTACAGCGCAGTCAGAAGTAACCTTAGAAGATAAAATACCTACATCGGGTCGCCTTCAATATAATTTTGGAGGATATAAATTCATTCTGCAGCCCAAGAAAGAAGGTTCATCTGAATTTATTCTAAACTGCGAGTGGAAACCCCCTCAAAATTCATTTCAATTTGTTAGAAATAAAGCTAGAGCATGGGCTTTGCCAGGTCCAATAAAGACCCACTTATTCCCCGACCAAGCCAAAACTTATTTTCAAAACTCAGATTTTCTTGGCGTTCTTGAGTCTGAATATGAGTCTATGATGGATGCCATCTACTATTTAGGACCTCTACGTGCGCCTCCACGTCGAGAATATCCGTGGTCAGGTGCAAGTCCGAGCGATGTAGGAGTCAGAGGAGAAAGAGCAGTTGAGGCAATCCTGGCTGCCACAGTACGGGGTGAAACTAGAAATCTTGGTGGCAAAACACATTACAAACCCTTTCAGGGAATGATCGCCTATTGGCTGCAAAAAATCGGTCTTATCGATTCGTTTCGCATCGAAGAGATCGGATCAGGGGCAAATCTATATCGCGCAATAGTAAAAAGAGATAAAGATGGCCCTGATGCACTTCTAACTGATGTCGGTTTCGGTGTATCTCAGGTACTACCAGCTCTAGTTCTGCTTCAGTACGTCCCAACTGGCAGCACAGTACTTATGGAACAGCCCGAAATCCATTTGCATCCGGCCGTGCAAAGTGGTCTCGCTGATGCAATCATCAAGATTGCACAGACGCGGAAATTGCAAGTGATTGTGGAGAGCCACAGCGAACACATGCTAAGACGCTTCCAGCGCCGAGTTGCAGATGAGACAATTCCTTCAGATGATCTCAGACTATATTTTTGCGATAATAAAAATGGTGAAGCAAAACTAAATGATCTGAAATTAAACGAATTCGGAGAGATTGAAAACTGGCCAACAAATTTCTTCGGTGATGAAATGACAGAAATTGCAGAAACACGCATGGCAGCACTTACAAGGAAAATAAAAAGCCAAAAACCATGAAAATTACAATAGATACAAACGTCCCAATTTCAGCAAATGGGCGAAGAACACATGCAGGAGACGCTTGTCAACTAGCCTGTAGCAAATTTTTATTTGAGATAGCCACACAGAAGGTAAAGGATATTGTGGTTTTGGATGCTTCTGGGCTAATTTTAGCTGAGTACACTCCATTTTTATTCCATAGTGGACAACCCGGCATAGGAGATGTTTTTTTCAAGTACTTACACGATAATATGTACAATCCCAACAAAGTTGAATTAGTTGAAATTACACCCATTGATGATGAAAGCAGGGGATTCGCAGAATTACCTCCCAACAATATGGATCCTAGTGATCAAAAATTTCTTGCGATTGCCGTGAAAACTGGAGCCACCGTCGTTAATGCACTAGACACAGACTGGAAGGAAAAGGAGACGTTGATGATTCAACTAAAGGTTAAGGTACGCCAATTGTGTCCCGAACACGGATGCCTCATCTAGAATTTCTACGGTGCGGATCTAATGGGGTAGCACCATCGCAGCCATTGTTATCCATTAATTTTTCGTTGGCCATGCTCGGCGCATCATCGCTGCGTCAGCGGCGTGACCATCAGCCTTTCGCGCGATGTCTGCACCGCGCTCTGCCATTCGTCCACCACGCTCTGCCAAGTCTGCGAGTAGGGCTGTGCAGGTGCTGGAGTACTGAGCGAGAGCGGGCTGGGTAGCTCCCTCGATACGCTTTGGCAGACCGGCGAAGTCGCCGCGCATGCTTGTAGTAGTGCTGCGCAAGTCACGCAGGCTGCGCTCCAAATCCTGCTGCGCGGCCGCGTTGCGTTGATTCGTGGTTTGGAAGGTTGCGAGTGCATCGGACAGTCCTTTTTGAAATCCCGCCATGCTCCGAACGGCCTCGCGGGAGCCGGCCAGCTCGGTTGTGGTCTGTTGGTGACGTAGCCGTTCCAACTGCAGGCCATAGCGTTGGTCTTGCATCCACCAAGAGGCAGTTGCGCCAATGGCCAGCGCCGCTCCAACTGCAGCCATTTGGATGTAGAGCGCAGGGATCATCACTGCACCTCCATGCACGCGGCATATCGCGCCTGCTGGCGAGTCCAGACGCCGCGGCAAACCTTGTTGCCGGGCGTGCTGCAGTCGAAGCGCCACCGGGAGGGCTGCCCGCCAGCGCCCCACTGGTAGGCGGCGTAGCCCTGCAGGGGCTGGGCGCTGGTCATGAAACGGTAGGCCAGGTAGGCATGGCAGGCGCCGGCATAGTCGCCGGCATGCGTGCGCGCCAGCATCGAGGAGCCGCGCCAGGCCCCGCAGCCGTACTGACCCGCGAAGTCCACCGCCTGGGAAAACTCGACTGGATGCACCAGCGTGTCGCCCAAGGAATCGCGCACGCAGACCCCGTATTGCTGCTCCAGCAGGTTCACGGCCAGGTCGCGGGCGCGCTCCCTGGTGATGGGCGGATCTGCCATGTTCACGCGCCTGCCGTCCTCGTAGCGCGTGGCGCCGTGGCCAATGGTGGGCACGTCGCCGCGCACCGGGATGATGGGCGCGGCGCTGAACCCTTCGGCCGCGATCCAGGAAGCCAGGATGGCGGCGCCGATGCCCAGGCCTGCGGCAGGCACTCGGCCCCCGCTCACGACCGCGCCTCGCATGCTGCTGCCAGCTCCTGCGCCTGGCGCGCCCGGCGGTCCTCGCGCTCATTGCTCCAGCGCCACAGCAGGTAGATGACCTGCAGCACCACGTAGAGGATGGTCAGGGCCGTGGCCGTGTGGGTCATGGTCCAGCCGTTGGCGACGTTGGTGGCCACCACGGTGACCGGCGGCGCGGCCTTGGCGCCCTCCACAGCCGCCGTGCGCACGATGGTTTCTCGATCCATATCAGTCCTTGTTGTCGAATTGGTTCAGCCGGCCCGACATGGCGTCGAGCGTTTGGCGGCTCTGGGCTTGGATCTGGGCCACGCGCTCGCGCGAGTCGGCCTCGATGTGTGCCACCTGCAGGCGCACGTCCTGGTCACCCTTGATCTGCAGCGTCTTGTTGGCCAGGTCGGCCTGGGTCTTGGACAGCTTGCGGCGCAGCTCGTCCAGCTCCAGGTCGGCGTCGCGGCGCACGGTGGCGGCCACGCCTTCCATCTGCTGGGCCAGCGCGGGGTTGCCGCCGGCGGCGCGCAGCTGCTCGGCCTCGGCTTCCAGCTTCTCGGCGCGGGCATTGATCTCCCGGACCTTGGCCTGCTGCTCGGCCAGCGCCTGGCGCGCGCTCTCCTGCTGCATCTGCAGCGCCTCGGCCTGGGCCTGCATCTGCTGCTGGACCTGCTGCTGCTCCTCGGGCGTGAGGGGCTTGTTGGGGTCGCGCTCGCCGGTGAGCTTGCGCAGTTCGTCGGCCACCAGGTCGTTGTTCGGCAGGTCCGAGTACTCCATGGCCAGCGTCATGATGCGGATGGCCACCTCGGGCGGCAGCCGGCCCGCCAGCTGGTTCAGGCTTTCGAACATGACCTGGCGCAGCGTGCCCGAATAGTCCTGCTCGGACACCACGAAATCGGCCATGCTGGACGTGATGTCGTTCAGGTAGCGCACGCTGCCGTCCGGCTGGACCTCGGGCTGGTTGACCTTCACCCAGTCCAGCCGGCCCTTGTGGCCAGACAGGCGAATGACCTTCTCCTCCGTGTACCACTGCTCCACCAGGCTCAGCAGCTTCTCGCCCTGGATCTGCACGGCGAAGCGCAGGTTGTCGAAGGGCTGCGTGGTCACGACCGAGCCCTGCAGCTGGCGGGCTTCGATCGCGCGGCCGCTGACGGCGTTGGTGCGCCGGCCCAGGTTCTCGTCGCTGATGCCTGCGGACTTCTGGATGGCCTGGCCGTCCAGCGTCATCATCTGCACCTGGCCGGCGGCCATCTCGCTGTCGCGGTGGACTTCGAACTTCTTGCCAGCCTTGTAGATCACCACGCCGTCCGGCTGGTTGACCTCCTCGCGCGCTTCGTTGATGTCATCGAAGGCGCCCTTCTCCGCAAAGATCTGGTTCGTGGACAGCAAGAACAGCGCCTTGCTGGCCCGCTTGTTCAGATCCATCTGCAGGTCGCGCACGCGGCGCACCACCCCGTAGGGCATGCGGTCGCGGCCGCGCCGGTAGCACCAGATGGGCGTCAGGCTGAAACTGTTGTGACGCATGGGCGTTGGGCCCAGGGCCAGCAGATGGCCCTCGGTGAAGACCGCGACGTGCATGCGCATGGCGACGCGCTCCACGATGGAGCCGCCGTGCGCCCCCACCACGGCGCGCAGCGCATGGTCCCAGGGCTCCACGAACGAGCCCTTGAAAGGGCCGCTGGTCACCACCTGAACGGACGCCGGCATGCGGAACTGGCACTCGATCAGGCGAACGCGGCGCCGCGCCTCGCTGTCGATGTTGCCGCGCCCTCCGGCCAGGTAGCTGCCGCTGGTGTCGCTGACGTGGCGCTCGCTGGTGTGGCCTTGGAAGAAAAATTCGTCCTCGGCCCACTGCTGGGCGCTGAACTCCTCCTCGCGCAGCACGGCCCGCTCCAGCACGTCGCGGCGCTGCGGGTACATGGTGATGGCCACGTCTTCATCCACCCAGCGCGTGCGGAACAGGTAGCGCGCATCGCTCAGATCCGGCTCCATGGCCATCGAGTCCCAGAGCACATTGCGCCAGTCTGGGCTGCTGCCGGTTTCGATGACACCTTGTTAAGGTGGCAGATGAAACCGGAGGTGGTTAATGGAGAGAAGAAGGACATTCAGTCGCGAGT